GCCGTTAACAAGGACATTGCCTTCTTCTCCGCGCAACGCCCAAAGCGCAGCCAGATAAGAGTGAAGGCAAAGGAGGGGAAAGGAGAGATAGCTCCCCATCATCTGTCCATGCGATACTTCCTTCTCCTCTCCATCACAATCAACAAGTGGACGGAGTGACTGAAACGCGCGTACACGCAACGGTCCCGGAATGCAGCTCTTTCGAAGTAAAGAGCCAAGTATCGCCTCTGTCACTTCAAGTGACAGGTTGTCTGAGGCGCTCACCAAATCAACTGAGGTTTGGCAAGGGTAAACACAGGCAGATGAAATTTTCTTCTCCGTTGGTGGTCCAACAAGGCGCCATCGTTGCCGCATGAGATGGGCTTCGATGGTCTTGTGCAAAGGAGCTAGCACTTCGGTGGTCTCGTCATAAATGACGAGAGGCCTGCACTTGCCAGCACTAAGCACTTCCTTGTACCGGGCTCGAATAGGCTGATCGATCGGAATAGATCGGCCCGTCAAGCACTGACAACGGAAATCTTTACCTTTACCGCGATAATGATGGTCAGCTCGTTTCGCTGTCATTCTCGCGGTTGGGTTCGGTACATGACGCCAAACAAAATCGTCATAATCCCGGTCCCAACCCAAAGGAAAGATACGAGAAACCTCACGCCGAACGAAGCGGAGGTACTCGGGAGAAGAGGAGGGGGGTATAGAGAATGCGTTCTGTTCCCAATCAGAACGCACGGATGGCGAATGCTGCCTGCAACCTTGTGGAAGGTTGCGCTTAATTGACGCGACGGAATGGGCTAATTCCCATCGCTCGTGTTTCAGCAATCGCATCAGAGGAAGAAGGCCGTCAGAATCTCTAGTTCGGCATTGCCGTCTAGGGAAGCTGACGCTTGCCCTCTTCTTCCCCTGAAGGAGAAGATAAGAGAGATACTTGTTAAGATCCTTAGTCTGAAGATCCGGCAGTTCGCATACAGGAATCCTGTATCGAATCCGAATGAGCTTCAGACCATTGGAAATGGTCTCTCTTGTGTCGAAGGCGCTGCGTAAGCAGGTTCGACACGTTTGAGCTTCGGAACCAATGTTGGGTTTAACCGAAGCAGCGGTGCACGTTGTACGTATACGTGTGCCAGACCTTGTCATGGTAATGCTTGTTAGCAGCCAGGTGACAG